TTCAGAATCTACCGACTTTTACTGGGGAAGTAGAATTATTTCTCATACTTCAAGTACAGTTGGCGGGGCGGCTACATTTACTATTGAGAAAGCCTTGCCGATGACTTTGACAACTGATGACACGGTCTCGATTTTGTATAATTGGGATTTTGACTCGAATTCAATTTGGCGAAGCACTGAAGCATCTACCCATGAACCGAATACTCTAATGAAGCCTGTAGAATTAATGGTTTTAGAAGGATATTTTCCAAAGGGGAATAAAAATATTGAGGTATGGGGCACAAAAGGGTGGCACTCATGTCCGAAATCAGTCAAAAGGGCTTGTGTAATTTTAGCGAAATATGAAAATGATAATACTTTATATACTTTTTATAATGATGGAATAAAATCGGAAAAATTGGGCGATTATGGCTATAGCAAATTTAGCGATTCTGAAAAAAGCGGAGGAGGACTAACTGGAGTATCCGCAGCTGACCGATTATTAAAGTTATATGTCAAGAAAAAAGCAATCTTAGGGGTGGCTTAAATGCGTCATTTATTTAATTCTAAAATAGACTTTCAAGAATCAACTGTAGTCAAAGATGATTATGGTTCGGAGACAATAACTTGGACAGATATTTCCGGATTAATAAGCGTCGGGGCTCGAATTAATTGGCTCTCGGGGGTTGCCAGAGGCGAAACGTTTGTAAATGGCCGAATCGAATGGGCCAGAGATGCCAAGATTTATACTGGATATTCATCTGGAATAAGCATAGACGATAGATTAGTATATAACAGTAAAAATTATGATATTATTAATATTGAAGATTTTGACGAAATGAATAAATATATGACACTGACTGTAAAAAGGAGTTCTTGATGATGATTTGGAAAGGTAAATTAGTAGAAGCGGAAGTTCGTATGATAGCCCGAAGTGTATTAGAGGACGCTTGCGTTTTTGTTGAAGGAGTTACAAGAGCAAGTATCGGAACAGTTTCTTCACCTTCACCAGGAGGGCATGCACCAGCAAGTATATCGGGTGATTTGAAAAGAAGTATTGACCACGAAATGCATCCGACAAAATTAGAAGGCAGAGTCGGCACTAATCTTGAATATTCCCGCAGGTTAGAACTGGGCTTTTCGGGAACTGATTCACTTGGGAGAAAATATACCCAAGCTCCCCGCCCATATCTCCGCCCTGCGTTACATAAATCTGAAGCAGCGATTACATTAATGTTCAGAAAAGCAATACATTAAAAAAGAGAGGTTTGAATGTTAGATTATATTACAATTTTAGGGACTGGGGCAACCTTATTAAGATGCCCTGAAAAGAAAATTGAAAATGGTGAATATTGGGGATGTAACGGTACTTTTAAAAAAGTTAAAATTGAATTAGATAAATTATTTATTATGAAAGATTTATATTTAACTCAATATAATAAAGAAAAAACATTAATTAAAGATATTAACAAAAAGGATTTTCCAGTTTATACTTTAGGGAAATATCCGGAAATTAAAAATAATATTCAATATCCCGTTAAAGAAATATTAAAAGAATTTAAAATAGGATATTTCTTAACCAATATTTCTTATATGCTGGCTTTGGCGATTACCAAAAAACCAAAGTGTATAGGAATGTTCGGGGTAGATATGAATTTTGGCACCAATATTGAATATATGAGAAATGAAAAAAGTTGTATAGAGTTTTGGCTGGGGGTTGCAACGGGTCGGGGGATCGAGATACATATTCCTGTTCAATCGACTGTAATGAAGCGAAAAGGACATGGGGCATTTTACGGAATGAAAGTTAAAAAGGAAGGTAATGGTTTATTGCTTACCCCAGACTATATGTGGGATAGAGAAAAATGTGCCGCAAAATATAAGATAGCTAAAAAGAGTAATATGTTTTAAATAAGGGCAGAATAAAAAATAAAGGAGAAAATAAAATGAGTAAAAAGACTGCGAGATTAGTCGAGAACGAATCTCAAGAGAAAACTAAAAATTTGGCAGAAATTGCCGAAAAAGAACTACAGGAAGAGAAAGAACAAAAAGAAATAGCTTTAGTGAAGAGAGCAATTAAGCAAACATTAGAAGAAATTCGCAAAAAAGAAAAAGAAAGAAATAAGTTAAATAAAGAAATTAAAATTTTAAAGCAGGATATTGATAATATTAGGGCTGGCAGATTAGATTTAATTGAGGAACGGCAAAGCAAAGATGACGAGGCAAAACGGACTTCGATTATTGAAATAATTAAGGAAAAAGAAATTCACCATCACCATTATCATGACAGGTGGTATGAACCGTATCGAATAACTTTTAAATACCCCGATTATTATATACCATATACAGATTACAATATAGCGGGGGGCATAGGGGATTTGCCAATAACTACCATAGCGGGAAGTACATGGACAATGGCTACAGGAACTGTTTCAACTCACAAGGAGTACTCCGTAACAAATTCGGTGGCGAAAAATGCGGTTGCGGGGACTTACAAATTAGCTGATGGTGATTGTATAACAATTAACTAAATTTAAAAATTCTGCCCTTATTTTTAGGAGAAAATATGAATGACCTTTTTAAAGGAATATATGCGAAATATAAAAGCAGTACGGGAGTTGGCACTCTATACGCCGATCTTACGGGGGGATTGCATAATACGGTAGTTCCACAAAATACAGCTTATCCTTATGCAGCTTTTTATTTAATAAGTAATGTCCCTCATTGGACATTTGATGCAACGATGGAAAATTCAATAATTCAATTTAGCATATTTAATGATAATTCAGATGTAAGTGATATCGGGGATTTGTATAAAGAATTAACCGATTTATATGACTGGGCGGATTTAACTTTAGATAATTATCACTCAGTTTTTCTCCGGCGGGAATCTAGCAATTTAACAAAAAATGAAGAAATTTGGCAATACATTGTGGATTATCGGGCGGAGCAACAATTAAAATAAATAAGTAGAAACTTAAAAAAAACTAAAACAAAAAAAGAGGTGAAAGATGAAGAAGGATTTTAAGAAGGGATTGGATGAAATAATAATTTTGGCACAGGGGCCGAGTTGGTATCAAGCTCCCCAAAAGGCTCCCGAAAATACGGAGATATGGGGATCAAATATTATTTACAGAGAAGGAAATAAAGTAGATAGATTATTTGTAGGGCATGATATTAGGATTTTAATGTTGCACGATGACCCCGATTTTGTAAAAAATGTAAATGAATTAGATGTTCCGATTTATACAACGGGAAGATTTAAATGTCTTAAAAATGATTTTCCAATTCCCATAAATGAAATAATGGATAAATTTCATACAGCATTTTTTCTTAATATTATTGCTTATATGATAGCAACGGCTATTTTGCAAAAACCGAAAAAAATAAGTATATATGGAGTAGATATGAGACCGGATGCAGGAAATGAAACTTATAGCAATGAAAAGGGGAGCGTAGAATTTTGGTTAGGAGTTGCGATGGGGCAGGGTATTGAAATTATTAATACGAAAGAATCTTTTGTATTAAAGACAAAACAAGAAGGGGATTTTAAAAATAAAAGAGAAAAAGTTCCCCAAATAGGATTATATACGCAGATACCGCAAGCAGAAAGAAATCCTATTGGTATTCAGAATTATATTATTTTACCAGATCCGTTGGGGTCTGAAATTTAAAAGAAAAGAACGAAATGTTCTTAATAAAATAAAAACGAGGTGAATTAAAGATGAGTGAATTAAAAGGATTGGACGGAAGTGTTGTTTTTGCTAATGGGCAAACTTATGTAAGTAATTGGACATTAAATTATGTTGCGGGAACTCATGACACAACGAATTTCGATAGTTCTTCTGGAGGGAAAGTATTTATTGCAGGAGTAAAAGAATGGAGCGGAAGTTATGATTGTTTCTATTCTACGGGCAATACTGCGGTTCCGGGAGATACAGGAAATATCGTTCTAAAAACATCTACGGGGATTGTTGGAGTTTGGTCAGGTGGAATAATTATTACTGGAATGGATATTACTACTCCCGTTGATGGTGTAGTAGCCCAAAATTATTCTTTCCAAGGAACTGGTTTAATAACCGCAAGTTCATAAAAAGAGGTGAATAAAAAATGAGTGAAATTAGTGGAGTAAATGGAGCCGTATATTACAACGAAGAATTAAGCAGTACTGCAACTGCAAATGATATTGAATTTTCGACTGGAGATAGTACAATAACTTCTGTTTTAATAGACTTTGGAACTACTGGGGTAGGATTTAAAGCGGGGATGTTGTTTGATTTATCGGAATGTGGAGAAAAAGATTCAAACGAGAGAATATATACTATTGATACAGTACTTAATAAAGTAATTACAACGGTAGAAGCGATTACTTCTGGGGGAGCTTGTACGGGGACTCCAGTTTTTACCGAATATGACCCTGGTATTGAGATATGCGGATTTTACAACTGGACAATAAATTATGTATCGGGCATTCACGATGTAACTGCTTTTTGTAATTCTTCTGCCGGTAAATCTTTTATCCCCAGTGTTACTGAATGGTCAGCCACAGCAGATAAATATTTTTTAACAGCGAATAATACTGTAGATGATTGGCTTGCCACAGAAGTAGAAGTTAGGTTTTTTACCAAATATGTTGCAAGTCCGACCGTAGGGGATCCTGCTCAATATTGGGAAGGCACTATGTTGGTAACCGGGATAGATGAAACTACCCCAGT